ATATTAGGTAGAACTAAATTTAAGAAAGTTTTCTTAAACAGAAATTTCTCTAAATGTTGTATAAAAACTGATGCTGCCAATAAAAAACAATCAGAAATGATGATTAAAAATAATCCTATGTTCCTAAAATCTTGTAAACAAAAGATCAGTGAACACAAGATTGAATATTGGAATGATTCCAATAATAAAAAGATTGCATCTGAAAGAACAAAACAATTTTTCCAAGATGAATCCAATAAAAATAAACATAGTGACGCTGTTAAAAAACAGTGGACGGAAGAAAGAAAAACAAAGTATAGTGAACAAAATCCAGCAAAAAGACAAGATGTTAAAGACAAAGTTAGAGAAAAGCGTCTTGGTATGTTTTGGTGGAATGATGGATCTGTGCGAACAATGGCTAAAACAAGACCTGGACCTGAATGGGTTATTGGTTATAAAATTGGAGAAAACGATGAAAGTAAAAACAATAAAGAAGGCGCATGATGGTGTTGGTAACAGATTTTCACATGTCGCTGCCATTGCACCAAATGCATCAAGCAGTATTCTAATGGGTAATACATCACCATCAATCGAACCATATAGAGCAAACTGTTACAGACAAGATACTTTATCAGGTTCTCACTTGAATAAGAACCGCTACCTAGATAAAATTATTCAAGAGGAAGCGAAGAAACATAATGAAGGTTGGGCTGACGAAGTGTGGCGTACAATTATTGCGAATGATGGAAGCGTTCAGCACTTGGATTGGATGGACGACTGGACAAAAGATGTGTTCAAAACTTCTATGGAGATTGACCAGCGTTGGGTGGTCCAGCATGCAGCAGACCGCCAACCATGGATTGACCAAGCGCAATCGTTGAATGTGTTCTTCCGACCTGATTCAAACATCAAGTATATCCATGCCGTACACTTCCAAGCATGGAAGACTGGATTGAAGACTATGTACTACTGTCGTTCTGATAAGATCGCTAAGGCTGATAAGGTTGCCAAGAAGATCGAGCGTGAAGTTATCAAAGAGATTGACCTTCATGCTTTGACTACTGATGAAGGTGCTTGTTTGGCTTGTGAAGGCTAAAAATGGACGCCTACGACATCGGAAATAAAATCTCAAAGTATTGGGCAGCACTCTTTCCTAAACATAGTGGAGAGATGCCCAAACCGAAAACAGTAATCAAAGTTGTAGTTAATACTGATGAAGGATTCCGTGAAGTCGTTGGCGTTCATATTGATGATGGACTTATTGTATTAGAATTGGACAAGGAATAAAAATGATTAAGAAGACAAGTAGACTGACGGATGAACGCAGTTATTTTAAACCATTTAATTACCCATGGGCATATGAAGCATGGTTGAAGCATGAACAAGCGCATTGGCTACACACAGAAGTGCCAATGGCTGAAGACGTAAAACAGTGGAAGAAAAGTTTAACACCACAGGAAAAGACTTTCCTAACAAACATTTTCCGTTTCTTCACACAGGGTGACATTGACGTAGCAGGTGGTTATGTTAATAATTATCTACCACACTTCCCTCAACCAGAGATTCGTATGATGTTGATGGGTTTTGCTGCACGTGAAGCATTACACATTGCTGCATATAGTCATTTGATTGAGACGTTGGGTCTGCCTGAGTCAACGTACAATCAGTTCCTAGAATATCAGGCGATGAAGGACAAACACGACTATGTTATCGAACAAAGTTCGAAGAACGGTACTGTTGCAGCGACTGCAGAACACATCGCCATCTTCTCTGCTTTTACAGAGGGTATGCAGTTGTTTAGTTCTTTCATTATGCTTCTTAATTTTCCTCGTCATGGTATTATGAAAGGCATGGGTCAGATCGTCACATGGTCTATCGTTGACGAAACCATCCACGCTGAGTCTATGATGCGTGTGTTCAAAGAATACATTAAGGAAAATCCAGAGATTTGGAATGATGATCTTAAAGGTAAAATCTATACAATTGCTGAGCGTATGGTTGACCTCGAAGACAAGTTTATCGACCTAGCATTTGCTGAGGGTGAGATGCGTGATCTAAAGGCTGAAGATGTAAAAACCTATATTCGTTACATCGCAGATCGTCGTTTGATTGGTCTGGGTATGAAAGGTATCTTCAAAGTTAAAAAGAATCCACTACCATGGGTTGAAGAAATGATCAATGCACCAGTGCATGGTAACTTCTTCGAGAATCGTGTAACTGACTATGCTAAAGGTGCATTGTCTGGTAGTTGGGATGACGTTTGGGGGAAGGCTCAATAATGGCAACAAAGCATTTCGAATGTGAAGAATGCGGAGCGAGAGGTAAAATCGTTCTGCGTTCTGATCATGAATCAGAAGAATGTGTATACTGTCCAGTTTGTTCTGCGGACATTTACGAACCAGAAGATGATGAAGAGGAAGAATAAATAGTTTCTTTGACTATTCATTCTTTCAATGTGGCTTTATAATAATCAAGAACTTAATGAACTACCAGAGGATTGTGTTGGTTTCGTCTATTTGATAACCAACACAATCAACAATCGTAAGTACATCGGAAAGAAACTAGCCAAATTTGCTAGAACTACAACCAAGACCGTAACTCTAAAGAACGGTACAAAGAAAAAGAAGAAGATTCGTAGTAAAATAGACTCCGATTGGATGGACTACTACGGTTCATCTAACGAACTAAATAAAGATGTTGAGTCTCTCGGGAAGGAAAACTTCACCCGTGAGATTTTATTCTTCTGTAAGAGTAAAGCAGAATGTTCATACATCGAAGCACGTGAACAGTTTGCCAGAAGAGTATTAGAATCGACTGACTACTACAATAATAACATTATGTGTAGGATTCACGGTTCTCATATTTTAGGAAAACTATGACGTATCTATTATTCGCAGTTGCACTATCGCTATCAGCTATCTCTGCTTACTATGCAGTGATGGGTCTGATTGCCATTTTCGCTGCAGCTGTCGTACCAATTGCCATCATGGGTTCGTTACTAGAAGTATCGAAACTCACGGTAGCATCTTGGCTTTATCAAAATTGGAAAGCGATTCCAAAACTGCTAAAGACCTATTTCACTATCGCCCTAGTAGTTCTTATGCTATTAACATCAATGGGCATTTTTGGATTCTTATCAAAGGCACACTTGGATCAAGCAGTTCCTACTGGGGATGTTGCTGCTAAGTTGGCTCTCATTGATGAGAAGATTAAGACAGAAAAGGATAATCTAAATGCAAGTCGTGCAGAACTTAATCAACTGGATCAAGCAGTTAATCAAACCATGTCAAGAACCACTGAAGCCAGTGGAGCAGAGCGAGCCGTCCAAATTAGAAGAAGTCAGCAAAAAGACAGAGCCAGAATCCTCAGTGAAATCGGCACCACGCAAACCAAGATCGCAAAACTCCAAGAAGAACGTGCCCCAATCGCCAGCGAAGTCCGCAAAGTCGAAGCAGAAGTCGGACCAATCAAGTACATCGCAGCGATCATCTACTCAGAAAACGCCAGTGAAGAAGTACTCGAGAAAGCCGTAAGAATTGTCACTCTGATGATCGTGTTTGTTCTAGATCCATTAGCAGTCCTACTTCTAGTTGCTGCTAACTGGAATATGAAACACCACAGACACGAACACTGGACAGCATTCTTTAGAAAAGAAAAATCCGAAGATTTTCCTGAGAAAACCGAAATTGTTTCCGAAGAACCAAAAAGTGTTGAGGAACCAGTTGAAGTTAAAGAAAATGTAGAACAAGCCGAAGATCCCATGTTCACTGAAAAGGAACATCGTACACTGGCTGAGGCTATGGAGTCTGAGATCCCAGAAATTGAAGTAGATGAACACACCAAAGACTGGGATCCATCTCTGTTCAATCGACCAGAAGTTAAAAAGGTTGGTCGATATATGGCAGAAACTAATCAAAAACCACCAAAAGTTCAATCTTTCTTAAATAATGTTCAACAGCTATTTACTGCTCCTGGTGTTAAAGTAAACACCATCGAACAGGAAGTATCGGATTTGCAAAAAGATAACAAAAATCCTAAATAGAATTGCGTGACTATTCATGCTTCTAATGCAGGCTTATCTTCAACTCCGTTTACTTAAAATACTGAGACAAAGAAGAAATCAGCTTCTACAAACACAGAACGCCATTAGAATAACAAATGAACCACTAAAGGATTCTGGAGCGATGGAAGATAACGATCAACTTGATCTGAACAATGATGGTAATGTAACAACTACTGAAGAGAGAATCTACGAACAAAAGGCAGTGAATCGTAGACGAATGGCTTGGGTAGCGTTAGTTGCACTAATCATCTCTGGCTTCTGTATGATGTTTTTGATTCCTGAACATAGAATCAAGCAATTGGATGGTATGTTAGAATTGTATTGGATTGCATTAGGTACTATCACTGGAGCATACGTGGGTATTTCCACATGGATGTCTAAAAAGTAGCTAAGTAAGCACCCACCAACTCCCAAACCCCTGTAGATACAGGGGTTTTTTTCATGCAGAAAGTTGTTGTCTTTTATTACATTCTGGGGTATAATATCTGTATGAAAGTTGAGAAAGGCAATTGCAATGAGTAAAGTTAAGGGTGTACTGCTCGAAATTGAAGAACTGAATGTGGAACTTGCACTGCTCGCAGAAGAAGAGCGTGAAGCACGAATCCAAGAGATTTTTGATGAGATGATGGCTGATGAAGAGTTGCAACGACAATTTGAAGCGATGCAACATGCAGCCGATCTAGAAGATTTTTCGCCATTTGACACTGTGAATTCTTAAGGAGATATATTATGGGTTTGGATATGTATTTGACTGGCAAGCGTTACATGAGTAAGTATTTCGGTAAGGAAGACACTGCTCGTATTGAGAAAGTCAATGAAGCGTTTGGTTTCCAAGGTGAAGAAGACGCTGACTATAATGCTGTGGAAGTGGCATTCCGTGTAGGCTACTGGCGTAAGGCTAATCAGATTCACCAGTGGTTTGTTGACAATGTGCAGGATGGTGTAGATGAATGCCAAGAAGCGTATGTCAGTCGAGAACAACTGCAGGAATTGGTAGATGTGTGTAAGACTGTACTTGCTGATATGAGCAAGGCTGAAGAACTTCTGCCGACTCAGAGCGGTTTCTTCTTTGGCGGTACTGACTATGATGAGTTTTACAAAGGTAATTTGGAGTACACTGTGGAACGCATTGAGAAGATCCTAAAGGATCCTGCTCTCGAGAAAGCATCTTTCTACTACCAGTCCAGCTGGTAATGTGTACTAAGCAGGATATCACTGCGATCATCTACGATCGCAAGGGAAGAGTCTTGTCTGTGGGTAAGAATTCCTACGTCAAGACTCATACCCTGCAAGCCAAGCATGCTCAGAAAGTGGGGTTGCCAGATAAGCAATTCCTGCATGCGGAGATCCATGCAATTAGTAAGTGTAGGGATTTGGATAAAGCGTATAAGATTGCAGTATATCGCTATGGTAAGCGTGGACAGCCACTTCTCGCAAAGCCTTGTCTTATATGTCAAAGTGCGATAGAATCAACTGGTATTGAAATTGTGGAGTGGACAGAAAATGATTCGGTGGATTGAGAACGTGTCTTGGGATGATGTGAAGAATGGCTGGCATTCTGATTTGGGCGAAAACAAAATGCTCATTCAGATCGCAGACCCTGCCACATTCTTCCCTCAACCCAAGCACACCTTTAAGGAAGTGCATCAGTTTGAATTCCTCGATGCAGAAGATGCAGATGGATTCGATGAAGACTTCAAGATTAGTGATGAACAGGCTGCAGAGTTAGTTCGTCTGCTCCAGCATGCACTCGATAACAGCATGAATGTTCTCGTGCACTGCCATGCTGGTATCTGTCGTTCGGGTGCTGTCGTTGAAGTTGGCTCTATGATGGGCTTCACTCCAACTGATCGTTTCCGTATGCCTAACCTGCGTGTTAAGCACAAGATGATGAAGGTTCTTGGTTGGACTTACGACTCGGATGAGAAGCAGACTTCCACTGGTGGTAGCATCTCTGCTGGTGGAATTCTTATACCTTTTAATGGAGTTGAATAATGTATATTAGTAATGCAAAAATTTCGTCAACGATGCTTGGTGTTGAAGACCATGGTATTATGACTTTCTCTCTTATGATGGATATGGGAGGTACTGGTCAAGGTTTTGGTGGTTATGCTCTGGATGGAAAATCTGGAACAATTGGTCACGCTAAATCAATCACTGCTATTCGCAAGATACTCGAAACAGTTGGTGTTGATAAATGGGAAAACTTAAAGGGTCAACTCTGTCGCATCAAAAAGGATTCTGAATGGAATGGACCAATCAAATCCATCGGACATATTATTGAGGATCGTTGGTTTTCTCTGGAGGATCACTTTGCTAGTTGATTGCGTGATTCAAGATCGTCAGATGGTGGTGCAGGCAGTACTCGATGGGGTGCTGTCTGCCAACTACATTACAGAAGAAGAACTTTTTGATTTGGAAGATCGTGTCTTCGAAGCAGTTTGCGATAAATATACTCCATTCGCAATATGGGAAACAGAACAATAATTTGCTTTGCAAGGAACTATCATGTATAATAAACCTTTGAAACCTAGAGATTGGGTTGCGAAAGACCTGCGAACTCCAAAGTACCGCATGCGTGTCGTGGAGTCAAAGGTTAAACACAATCGTAAAATCAAACACAAAGGAAAAGATAATGGACAATACCTACGAGATTTGTAGAGGTGGTGGTCTTACTACTTTTAGAATTAAAGACCATACATACGATACAGTTGAATTTACCATTAAGAAGTATCTTGAAGATGATAAGGGTAAGGTAATCATTGACAGTGGTTACACAGTATTCTTTTCCGACAGAGAATTTAGAGAATTCTTTGCACCTATTGTTAATGACTTGAAAGTGAGAATTGAAAATGCAAACAATGCAAGCGAATCAAACACCTGAATTTAAAACTTGGCTAAAGGGAATCCTCCACGATGAATACGTCAAAGATCTGTGCGTTGTGTTTACCAAGAAAGATGGTACAGAACGAGAACTCTTCTGCACCCTCGCAGAAAGCAAAATCCCAGCAGACAAACAACCAAAAACGCAAGAAGCAAATAGCACGGTTGGTCGATCCGTCAGCGATGATGCACAACGAGTCTTCGACACAGAAAAACAAGAATGGAGATCCTTCCGTTGGGACTCCGTGAAACAAGTGAGGTTTGAACTATGAAAAGTTTTGGTATTCTCTTTATTATTGCCTTGGTAGTTTTTACAGTCCTTATTGGACCAATTGCCTTGATTTGGGGTTTGAACACCCTATTCCCAGTATTGGCTATCCCATATACTTTGGAAACTTGGCTCGCTGCATTTATTATTCCAGCGGTATTTAAAACTAACGTAACGGTGAAGAAATGAATTTATCTCCAGAACAAAAGAAAGAACTGCAAGGTGCGGTTCGTGAGATTAGTGCCTCAATGACTCGCACTGAAGCCGAGCGTGATCTAATTCGAGAAATCGTAAAGGATCAATCGCAAAAGCATTCCATTCCTAAAAAGATTATCAATAAGATTGCTAAGACTTATCACAAGCAAAATCTAACTCAAGAGATTGATGACCACGAGGAATTCGTAGAACTATACGACTCGATTACCAAATAAAAAAGTGCTTGCCTTTTATTGCGAATTGCGGTATAATAGATATTATTATGGAGGTGAATACCTATGGCAACAGCTAAGAAACGCATGAAAGGTCATGCACTGATTGCAGCACGTTCAGCTGCAAAGGCAAATGAACCAAATGTAACCAAAGATAATTACAATTCCGAACTCAATACCGCACTAACATGGTACACAGAGCATTACAACGAGAAACAACTTCTCAAGTTTGCTCTGGAATACTTTGTTGGCACTGGTAACAAGAAAGCAGTTATCGCCATCAATAAGGCATCGGACTTTGAAGTCCGCCAACTTGGCATCATCTGTCGTCTTGCATCTCGTGAACAATATCTCGAAGACAAGCACACTCAATTTATCACTGAAACAGCCGATAAACTTATCTCTAAATACACTAAGGAGAAAATAGTAAAGGCTGATGCAAAACCTGCAGCACCAGTGGTTAGCATCCAAGATCGTATCGAAGAAAAGGTTAGGGAACTAGCTGGAGAGATTGAAGGAGCGATTGATGAGTTTGTCATCACGAAGAAGTCTGACTTCTCGGCAAAGAATTATCTTCTGGCACAGTCAACATCAGCACCAGTTGCTAAGCGAATCGGAGAGTACTACGTCCGAACTTACAACGAAGTCGCAGACGCAATCAACCAAGAAGACGAACAACTTGTTGAAGGATACAGCAACTTCTCAAAACGAGAGTTGAAGGCATACCACAAGTTTCTCGGTCAGATTATTGAAGACTGTGAACAGATGGTGCAAACTGCTAAAGCAACTCGTGCACCACGCAAGCGTAAGGCAACGCCACCTAGTAAAGTAGTCGGTAAGATGAAATACATGAAGGAATTTGCTGAACTCAATCTCAAGTCATGTAAACCAGAAGACATTCTCACTGCAAGTGAATTGTGGGTATACAATACGAAGTACCGTAAGGTTCAGGTATACAAGGCAGAGGGTGGTACGCTATCCGTTAAGGGTACGACTGTCATCGGATTCAGTGTCAGAGATTCTATCTCTATGACGCTACGTAAACCAGAAGAATTCTTTAAGGGATTGTCGCTGGGTAAGCGTGCACTGAATGCAGCAATTAAGAAACTGACGACCAAACCTACTACACCAAATGGAAGGGTAAACGAGGAATGTATCCTACTCGGTGCGTTTTAATTTACACTTATCTCCGTGCCATTTAGAGTGATTTCTAAAATCCACTTCTTTATCGCAGTGAATACATTGTATTTTCTTTGGAGATACACCAAATGATGGATTATTCGAACCAGACATTCTTATTGAATGTTCTGGTCTCTTTTTACCATAATTTGGATTATCGCTTCCAATTTTACCGAGCATTGGACTAGATTTACCAAACATACCATTAGATGAACCGAACTGAGCGCATTTGTTTCTTGATGATTCATTATTCATCGGATTGTTTAGATGTATCCAATCTTTGAATTGTGATCTAGCGGACTCATACAATCTCCCACCGATTCCATTAACATTACACATCATATAAAATGCTCTACTTTGACTATTTCCATATGCCTTATGTAGTAGCATATGTGCGATGTAATGCTCCCTTGGAGACAGTATTATTTTGTTCCAAGGATTCTTTTTAAATGACTTGTATTCTGGAAATAAATCACTCGCCTTTGGACAAATATGGTGTTTCTCACCTATGAAGGCTTGTTTTCTGGACTCAATAAACTTTATGTACCTGTTTAGGTAGTGTTTATTATGAGGTTTCTTGACCAATATATCATAAATACTCATGCTGGCATTCCCTTTCAATGTTAGAGTAGGTGGAGACGGCAATCTCGCGACCTACACCTATTTAGGAAAATTTGTCTTTATTTTTGGTTTAAGGTATAATTATATTATGAAAAACATTTGGAGTGAAAATTGATACTCGTAGACTATTCACAGGTGGCTCTTGCAGCCATCTTGACCTTCCAACGAGAACTGAAGGGTGACGAAGCAGAGGTCAAGAACCTTATTCGTCACGTTACACTCTCCACTCTCAAGTCATACAAGAAAAAGTATGGTAAGGAATATGGTGAACTCGTAATCTGTTGCGATGGTCGTAAGTACTGGCGCAAGGAAGTGTTTGAACACTACAAGGCATCTCGTAAAAAGAATCGTGATGCTTCTGATCTTGATTGGAAACTTATCTTTGATACTCTATCAGAGATGCGAGAAGATATCGCAAAGAACTTTCCATGGCGTGTGGTGCACGTTGATCGTGCCGAAGCAGATGACATCATTGCCGTGATGACGGAATGGGTACAAACTAACGACTTGGTTGTCGAAGGATTGATGGAAGAGCCACAGAAGATTCTAATTCTTTCTTCTGATAAGGACTTCAAGCAACTCCAGTTGGCTCCATTCTCATCTGGAAATGTACGACAATGGTCACCCATGCAGAAGAAATACATCCAAGCGACAAAGCAGGAAGTTATCGACTTCACTGTTGAGCATATCGTTAAGGGTGATACTGGCGACGGTATTCCAAACATCCTATCAAAAGACGATGTGTTTGTCGTAGGAGAGCGTCAGAAACCAGTTAGTGCTAAACGTCTTGCCGAATTCTTGGAGAAGGGTATTGCTGCCTGCAGAACTACTGAAGAAATTCGGAATTGGAATAGAAATAGCACACTAGTGGCATTTGATAATATTCCTGCTGACGTCAAGCAGTCTATTATAGATACATACATAAGTAACAAACCAAAGGGCGATAAGATGACAGTGATGAATTATCTCATTGAACATCGTTGCAGACTACTACTTGACGAACTAGAGGATTTTTAATGAAGAAATATCTAACCGAAATGCTTGATGAGATCAATAAAGATCCCAAAGCAATTGAAAATTATAAAACTGATTTTCTTTTGAAAGTAATTTTGGCACATGCTTTCTTACCCAACTACAAGTTTAATTTACCAGAAGGTGAGCCACCGTTCAAACCAGCACCAGAACCATTGGGTATGACGGAGACAAACCTAAACGTAGAATGTAAGAGATTCTATAATGTGTTCTGTAATGCGAATGTGAAACCTATCAAGAGAGAAGCATTGTTTATCGGATTGCTTGAAGGTATCCATCCAGAAGAAGCAAAGGTTATTATTGCAGTTAAAGACCAGAAACTTGGAAAACTTTATCCAAAGATTACTTGGAAACTTGCAAGCGATGCAGGCATTATTCCTACAGCACCAGAGAAAGAGAAAAAGACTCCAAAAAGTGCTTGACAAATAATCCGATTTAGGGTATAATTACTCTATCGGAACTTACTATGAACGGAGTGAAAAATGCCTAATTGGTGCTATAATCATGTTGAACTTAGCCACGACGATGTGGAAAAGATTGACGCACTGGAGCAGGAACTACAGAAGGTAAACAAGGAAGGGCATTCTATTGCAGAACCCTTCAATCATCTCCGTCCTCGTCCAGCCGACCAAGAAGAAAATTGGTATGACTGGAACTGCACTCACTGGGGTACAAAGTGGGATGCAAACATTATCGACTGGGAGCGAATTGATAACACCATTCGCCTTTCTGTTGACACTGCTTGGAGTCCTCCAGTTGCTCTGTATGAATACCTTGATGAACAGGGTTGGAGTATTGAAGCACACTACCACGAACCTGGAATGTGTTTTGCAGGTAGTTACATTAGCGGTTGGGGTGAAGAGTATGGTGAATACGATATCTCTGATCTCGAATCTATTGAGGCACTACCCGAAGATGTAATTGAGTTCGCTAATCTCCGTGAAGAGCACGAAATGTGGATGGAAGATAATCAGGATGAAGAAGAAGTGGATTGATGCTTTTATGGACACAGCCGAGCGTTTTGCTCAGCTGAGTTCTGCGAAACGACTGCAAGTTGGTGCAGTCGTAGTGAAGGACAACCGAATTATCTCTATCGGATATAACGGTATGCCTAGTGGTTGGACTAATGAATGTGAGGATTTATACCATGGTGAAGATGACACAGTTTACACAAAAACTAAAGACGAAGTTATCCATGCTGAAGCAAACGCTATACTTAAACTTGCCAAGTCTAACGAGGGAGGCGATGGTGCCGATTTATTCTGTACTCATGCTCCTTGCATACACTGTGCTAAACTAATTTACGGTGCTGGAATTAAAAAGATTTACTACAGAGATACCTATCGTGATACGTTGGGTATTGATTTTCTAGAGAAGTGTAACATTGAAGTGGAGAAAGTATGACTCGATATATGTATGGAATTGGTAGTCACTTCCCTGACTGGTTTGAATTACAGGGCTTGCGTGCAGATAAAAGTTTTGACAGCATCAACATGGTTGGTGAACCAGACACAACTGCTGGTTGGAAAGTCATCTACTTTTATCCAAAGGATTTTACCTTTGTTTGTCCAACTGAGATTGTAGACTTTGATAATCTCATGGACGAGTTCTGTCGTCTTGGTGCAACTGTTTATGGTGTTTCACCAGACAACGAGTTCTGTAAACTAGCATGGCGTGATAGTCATCCTCTATTGAAGAACATTCGTCATGCTCTCGTTGCTGACTCTGGTAACAACCTTGCAAGCGAACTTGGTATTGTATCCGATGAAGGTGTTCCATATCGTGTTACATACATCCTTGACGAGAAAAATGTAATCCAATACGTTGGTGCGCATGGTCTGTCAGTTGGTCGTAGTGCAGCAGAAGTTCTTCGTGTCCTTGATGCATGTCAGAAAGGTGAAGAAGGTATGCTATGTCCTGCAGCAAGACCAGTCGGCGGTGAAACTATTTGAAAATAATTTCAAAAAACTTGACAAAAAAGCCATTTTGAAGTATAATTCGTTATAAATAGATTACTAGCTGCAGAAAACCTTACCAAGTTGTAGGGTTATCTGCAGAAAGTACTTGACAAAAAACCAAATTTAAGGTAAGATTCCTTCTACTATGAAACTCAGAAACATATCCATGTGTGCGACCAAACATCTACCGTTAGTCAACGGCAGCTGGACAGGCTCACGCTCACAGTTTGGATATGCTATTGAGAATCTAGATACTGGGGGTTTTGGCAAGTAAGACTTAGAAGAAGTAAAGTATACTTACCAAAACCCTCGATGAAAATCGAGGGTTTTTTGTTTTAGGGGCTTGACATTTACTCTGACATGATGTAGAATTCATCCCCTGCTGTTGAGAAACGGCAACGATCTTTAAAAATTCGGGACTTTGTAGGGCTATCGTATAGTGGTAGTACAACAGACTTTGACTCTGTTAGTTCTGGTTCGATTCCAGATAGCCCCTCCAAACAAAAACGCACTCAAAGGCTAAGCGCAAGCCGATGTGGCGGATCACAGCTTCACCTTTTGGTGGGGTTGGCAGGTTCAATTCCTGCGGAGTGTGTTTCTGTTTGGATGTAAATTTTAACTAAGGAGAACGGCATGAAACGAGGTAAACTCTAGTGTCGCTCAAGATCCCGTATTGGTCTTGGGTTGGCACGTAAAATCAAATTGAATACAACAACCCACTCGTGGCGTTAATGGTAGCGTACATGACTCTTAATCATCGAGGTGTGAGTTCGAATCTCACCGAGTGGACCATATGGGAGTATGGTGTTAACGGTTTAGCACAGCGGACTTTTAATCCGCCAGGTCAGGGTTCGAATCCCTGTACTCCTACCATATAGAAGCACATTGCGAGTCCATGCCTCTTCCGCAATAAGGAAGGATAGTGTGCTTCTATATGGTAATGTAGGACAATGGTGTCTATAGTGTAGTGGTCTGCACTTCTTGCTGTGAACGAGAGAGTATGAGTTCGATCCTCATTAGACACCCCATGCAACTCTAGCTGATGTGGTCATAGCGGTGGTCTGAAGAGCCATTGAAACAGGTTCGATTCCTGTGGGTTGCACCAAGTTTTATGCTCGGTTAGCTGAGATGGATTAGCAGTGTCTTGATAAGGCACAGAGAGTGGATCGTTACCACTACCGAGTACCATGGTGATATGGCGTAGACGGATGCGCACTGGTTTCATAAGCCAAGGAGGTTGGGTCGGTACCAACTATCACCACCAAAAGTTATGGAGAGTAATGCAGCGATGATGGTATTGCGACCAGCCTTGAAAACTGGGTATCGAGAAATCGGTTGGGGTTCGACTCCTCTGCTCTCCGCCAGAGTACTCCTTGTTTAGTTTGCACAATTAGGCAAGGGAAGGGTGGGTGCAACCACCCGAGAGTTTTATGGAGTGTATGGAACAATGGCGTTCTAGCTGGCTGTAACCCAGTGGTCTCTGACAGGTAGGTTCGATCCCTACACACTCCACCATTGCCTCGTTAGTTGAATGGTAAAACACCCTCCTTACAAGTGGGATACGGCAGTTCGATTCTGTCACGAGGTACCAAATTTTTCTCGGTGTAGTTTAGTGGTAAAATTCGTGGTTTGGGACCATGTGTCGGAAGTTCGATTCTTCCCACCGAGACCAGTTTTACGATGCGTATCTGCACACAGACCCAGTGAGTATTGGGGACGCATCACCAGTTTTATGCAGGATTAATTCAGTGGAAGAATGTTTCGTTGCCAACGAAAATGTCATCGGTTCGAACCCGATATCCTGCTCCAGTAATACCCCATTATTTCAATGGAGAGAATACCTTGCTACGAACGAGGAGATGGTTGTTCGATTCAATCATGGGGTGCCAAGTTTATGGAAGTTTGGGTGAGTGGCTTAAACCAGCTGTCTAGAAAGCAGCCGATCTGAAAGGATCCGTGAGTTCGAATCTCACAGCTTCCGCCACTATTTTATGAAAGGAGTGAGTTATGCCAAGTG